AAATTGTGAGGAAGCAGGGTAATGAATTAAATATCTTAATTGTAACTACTAATCGAAAGTTTTGTTGGCAACAAGCTTGGGTGGTAAATTTGTTTTGGTTTGCATGTAATATTGGATTGCTAATAGTGTCAAATAATACACAATCTATGGGAACAGATTTAATATGGAAAGGTGATTTATAGATTGACAATAAACTTATATTACCTTATAATATGTACATAGATTATGACTCCCATGAAAACAATTATTCACCATCAAAACTTTCCATATAGATATGTTGAGTGTGGTATCATTGAATTAAATGATGAACCAGACTATCGTATTCAAAAATATAATCAATACTCTGATAGATACAGAGATATGTATTATTGTGATAATCGTATGCAGTTTGACACTGCGATTGAAGATTTTGAATACACTAAGTGGTTAGATCCCGCTGGTGTACCGTGTTATGCAAAAGATGACTAAAGAAACAAGACCTTGGGGATGGTATGATGTAATTACCGAAGGGACAAGATATAAAGTAAAATGTATAGAAGTTTCTGTAGGATCAAGTTTATCTCTACAAAGACATACACATCGTGCTGAACATTGGGTTGTCGTTGAGGGTACAGCTCTTGTTCATATTGATGGTAAAAAATCATTAATACTTGAAAACCAAAGTACATATATCCCTGTGGGTGTTAAACATCGGTTGGTAAATCCTGGTAAAATACCTTTGAAAATTATTGAAGTTCAAAGTGGCGCATATTTAGAAGAGGATGATATTGAAAGATTTGATGATGATTATGGGAGAGTTAAATGACTAAAGTTGCTTTGATAACTGGTATCACAGGACAAGATGGTTCATATCTTGCAGAGTTATTACTGGAGAAAGGGTATGAAGTTCATGGTATTGTAAGAAGAAGTTCTCTTATTAATACACATCGTATTGATCATATCTACAAACAGATACATCTGCATTATGGTGACTTAACAGATGCCACTAATTTAATTGGTGTTATTAAAAAAGTTGAACCAAATGAGATATACAATCTTGGTGCACAAAGTCATGTAAAAGTTTCTTTTGAGACACCAGAATACACAGGGCAGGTTGATGGTCTTGGAACTCTTCGTGTATTAGAAGCAGTTCGTTTACTTGGAATGCAAGATGATGTTCGTATCTATCAGGCATCTACATCAGAATTGTATGGATTAGTTCAAGCAGTTCCACAAACAGAGACAACACCTTTCTATCCACGTTCACCTTATGGTGTTGCTAAATTGTATGGTTTCTGGATAGTTAAAAACTATCGTGAATCATATGGTATGCATTGCAGTTCTGGTATATTATTCAATCATGAAAGTCCAAGAAGAGGTGAGACCTTTGTAACTCGTAAAATTACAAGGGGTCTTTCACAAATATCTGTTGGACTACAAGACTGTTTGTATCTTGGTAATCTTGATGCAAAGAGAGATTGGGGTCATGCAAAAGATTTTGTAGAGGCAATGTATCTCATGCTTCAACAAGACGAACCAGATGATTACGTAATTGCAACTGGAGAACAATATTCAGTTCGTGAATTTGTTGAGGAGGCAGCACCATATTTTGGATTTGATATTGAATGGAGAGGAGAGGGTAAAAATGAATTTGGATATGATTTGACCATGGGTAAAACTGTCATCAAAGTTAGTGATAGATATTTTAGACCTGCTGAAGTTGAGTCACTTCTTGGTGACCCGACAAAAGCAAAGGAAAAATTAGGGTGGGAACCCAAAACATCATTTAAACAACTTGTAGAGGATATGTGCATTTATGGACAGTAGTTCTAAAGTATTTGTTGCAGGACATAAAGGGCTTGTTGGTTCTGCAATCATTCGTAATTTAGAGAAAAGATTTTATAAAAATATTTACTGGGTAAGAAAAGAAAATTGTGATCTTAGAGATAAAAATAAGGTAGATGCATATTTTAACCAAGCAAAACCAGACTATGTATTTCTAGCTGCAGCAAAGGTGGGTGGTATTCTTGCGAATAGAGACCACCCTGCAGATTTTATCTATGATAATCTAATGATACAAACAAATGTCATAGATGCTGCATATCGTAATGGTGTTAAGAAGTTAGTATTTCTAGGTTCATCTTGCATCTATCCAAAGATGGCAAAGCAACCTATCACAGAAGATGAATTACTTGCAGGTCATTTAGAATCAAGTAATGATGCATATGCAATTGCAAAGATTGCGGGTATTCGTATGTGTCGTGCCTATCGTCAACAGTATGGTTTTAATGCAATATCATTGATGCCAACTAATTTGTATGGATCAAATGATAACTTTGATTTGAATAATTCTCATGTTCTACCTGCTATGATTAAAAAATTTCATAAAGCAATGATGCTTCGACACGGAAAGGTTACATTGTGGGGTGATGGATCACCAATGAGAGAGTTTCTACATGTTGATGATTTGGCAGAGGCATGTTATACTTGTATGCAAGACTATGAAGATGAGGAGCATATTAACGTGGGAACGGGTGAAGATGTAACTATAAAAGAACTTGCTGAAACCGTAGCAAAGGTTGTTGATTTTAGAAGAACAATAGAATGGGATACATCTAAACCAAATGGCACACCAAGAAAAGTATTGAACGTTGATAAAATTAAATCATTAGGTTGGGAACCAAAAATTAAATTGAAAGAGGGAATTGAATCAACATATAGTTGGTATAAGGAGAATTTATTATGATTGGATTTAATCATTTAGGAAGATTAGGAAGATTTGGAAACCAGATGTTTCAATACGCTGCACTGAGAGGTATTGCTGCAAATAACAATACAAATTTTTGTTTACCAATATGGGATAGTGAAGTTAATGATGGTTTAGGAAATATGCTTAGAACAGAATTATTTGATTGTTTTAAAATGGAATCAGTTAATAGCTTAAATATTCAATTAATTGATTCAGATAGACCCACCGTTCCTGAGAGTGGATTTAATTTTGATCCTAAAATATTTAATTGTGATGATTGGATTTCTTTGTGGGGATTTTTTCAAAGTGAAAAATATTTTAAAAATGTTGAAGATATAATTCGTGAGGATTTTACTTTTAAGGATGAGATAATACATCCATGTCAAGACATGATGCAAGGTATATTGGAAGAAGGTAAAGTCATAGGTATACATATTCGTAGAAAGGATTACCTTACTAATCCAAATCATCATTTTGTTGGAATTGATTATTACACTAAAGGATTACAGAAATTTCCAAATGATACTAATGTTTTAGTCTTTTCAGATGATCCAAAATGGTGTCATGAACAATCTTTATTTGATGATGATAGATTTATGATTTCTGAAAATGATAGTGGATATATTGATATGTGTCTCATGTCCATGTGTACAGACTTTATCATTGGTAATTCAAGTTTCTCTTGGTGGGCAGCATGGTTAGGTAATCGTGGTAAAGTAATAGCACCAAAGAATTGGTTTCCAGACGATAAAGATACATCTGATTTATATTGTAAAAATTGGGAGGTTTTATGAAGGTAGCAATTTCATTTATAGGGACAAGTAAATATCTTAATTTCTTACCAAAATATTATGAGAATATCGAAAAATATTTTTTACCTAAATCTGAGAAGACAATACTAGCATTTACAGATGGAGAATTGGATGAAACTCCCGAAAACCTCAAAGTATTCTCACAGGAACATCTTGATTGGCCGTATATCACACTCAAAAGATTTGAAATTCTTAAAAAGGCAAGAGATATTATTTCTGATCAAGACTGGTTTGTTTTTATTGACGCTGACGCTCTCGTTGTGGATCAGATAAATGAGGATGAATTCTTCACAGATAAACCTTTGTTTGGAGTGCATCATCCATGTCACTTCTTAAAAATGCAACCACATACACAGTCACCAGGTGCATATGAACAGAATCCAAAGTCTGAAGCATATGTTGATTTGTCTAAAGGATTACCAGATATCTATTGGCAGGGTTGTTTGTGGGGTGGACAAGTTCCACAAGTTTGTGCTATGATAGATGAGTTACAGGCAAGAGTGGATCGTGATTTAAAAAATGATATAGTTGCTGTTTGGCATGATGAAAGTCAAATAAACAAATATTTTTGTGAGAATCAAGATCAAGTTCACACATTTGGTTCTGAATTTGCATATCCAGAAGTCTTTGACCAATACTGTAATTTTAAACCAAGGATAGTTCATTTAGCAAAAGACAATTCTAAGTATCAAGTATGATTAAACTTTTGATTATTGATGTAGATGGTATTATGACCACTGGCATGAAATACTATAACCGTGAAGGTGAAGTTAAATTAAAAACTTTCTGTGATAAAGATTGGACATCAATTAAAAGATTTCGTGCTGCAGGAGTTAATGTAGTATTTTTAACTGGTGATGGATATAATAAAAAGATATTAGAAAATAGAAATTTACATGTAATTGTTAATAGGGGAAGTGGGTTTCATAGTGATAAAGCAAATTATTTGGATGAAATTCTAGAGCAATATGAATGTTTATCAAATAATACTGCCTTTATTGGTGACGATATTTTTGATATAGGTATAATGAGAAAAGTAGAGTATGCTTTTTGTGTATCAAACTCTCCTAAAATGGTAAAAGATAATGCTATAAGTATAGAATATAAAGGTGGTGACAATGTGTTGATGCATTTGTTTGAGTTACTAGAGTGTAAAAATATGATACCTGTAGTTTCATATGAGGATATAGTTGATAAAATTTACGATCTTGATATCAAAGAAAAGTTTTAATGAAAGATATTTCTCTTTACGGACATCTAACTATTGACACAATTTTAGATGGTGAATCTGAAAAGAAAACATTAGGATCCATGGGTAATGTCTGGAAAGCACTCATAGAATTAGATTCATCTTTAAATATTGCATTATCTCCTATAGATATTGGTCAAGCTTTAATTTATATTGATCGTAATTCATCACAAAGATATTCTAAAGCAACACTTAATCTTCAACAAAACAAAGCGAGTGTGCATACGTCAAAGATACATCATCTAATATACTTAAATGAAATGAGTATAACTAATTTTATACCAACTTTAGATGGTATAATAACTGCGGATGTATGTCCTGGTAAAAAATTAAATAAAGACTTATTGCAACACGTAGATTATCTTTTTATATCTGATGAGGATTGTGATGATTTTACTAGTCTAGTAGAAGCAACAAAGGGATGGGTAATATTACATCACTCTACAGGAAGTACATTTTCAAATGGTGATAAAGAATATTTTTGGAAATTACCAGAAGATAAAATTCTTGACAATGTAAATGTATTAGGTGCTGGTGATATATTTGCCTCTTGTTTTCTTTATAAATTACTACAAGGAGGACAAGACATCAATCAGTTTATTGAATTTGCCCATTTAAAAACCTCTGAAATTATTCAACATTATTCGAAATGAAACCAAACATTCTTGTTCCGATGGCAGGACTCGGAAGCAGATTTATCAAAGAAGGATTTAAAGTTCCGAAACAAATAATTAATATTAAAGATAAACATCTAATTGATATTTCATTAGATTGTTTAAATTATAAAGATTGTAATTTAATATTCGTGTTAAGAGATGAGCATGTATATAATCATCACATGGATGAACTTTTAATGAAGAAGTTTGGTGATGATATCAGTATCGTAGTTCTTGATCAACTTACAGATGGATCTGTATGTAGTTGTTTATTTGCTGAACAACTTATTGACAATGATGCTCCCTTAGTAATCCATACATTAGATATAGAATTTCGTCCAGTGTTTGATCCTCATGTAATAGAGACACTTGATGCAGATGGTCTAATACTTACATTTAAATCTAACTCTACAAATTATAGTTATGCTCAACTTGATAAGGATGGTAATGTAATTAAGACTGCAGAGAAGAAAGCTATAAGTCCTAACGCATGTGTTGGAATATATGGATTTAAGAAAGGATCTGATTTCTGTAAGTATGCTAAAGAAATGATTGAGAGAGATCTCAGAACCAAGAATGAATTTTATATTTCACCATTGTATAATGTTCTGATAGAAGATGGTAAAAAAATTGTAACTGAAGATGTAGATAAGATGCACATCTTTGGAACTCCTGATGAGTATCATTTTTATAAAGATAATGTAGTTCAAAAAATTGGAGATAAACCCATAGCACTTTGTTCTGACCACTCTGGGTTTGATGCTAAAGAAACATTTAAGAAAATATTAGAATTTAATAAATTAGAATATATTGATTTTGGAACTATCCTAAACAAAGATTGTGATTATAGAGATTACATAGCTCAAGCAACCAAAGCAATACAAGAGAATGATTGTCACTTTGGATTTGGATTCTGTAGATCAGGTCAAGGTGTAAACATATGTGCTAACAAGTATAAAGGAATTAGATCTGCTTTGATATATGATGAGTATGCAATGGAGATGTCAATTCGACATAACTGTGCTAATTTCTTTGCCATACCATCAAAGAATACTGATAAACAAATTCTTGAGTTGTATTTAAAAATAGCTCGTGAGAATAGTTTTGATGGTGGTAGACATCAAATTAGAATACAAGAGTTGGAATGAAACAATCAAATATAAACAATTTTAAAGGTGGATGGTTTGTTGGAGATTTTGACCCATCAATCTTTAAGAATCCATTCTTTGAGGTAGCACATCATAAACATGAGAAAGGTTGCGAAACATTTCCTCATTATCATAAGGTGACACAGGAATTAAACTACATTATCAAGGGTGAATTAATTGTTTCTGGTAAACATCTTAAGACTGGTGACATGTGGATTTATGAAGCAAATGAAATTTCTGATGTAGAATTTTTAGAGGATAGTGAATTAATTATTGTGAGGTGGCCATCCATACCATCTGATAAATATCCAGCATGAAAATAATATGTCATAGAGCTAATTTAAATGGATCTGAATCTTGGTTAGAAAATAAACCAGAACAAATTGACAGATGTATTAATTTAGGTTATGATGTAGAAGTAGATGTAAGATATGATCCTCTAACTCAAGTATTTTGGTTAGGACATGATGATCCACAATTTAAAGTTAGTTGGAAGTGGATGGCAAATCGTCACAAACGTTTGTGGATTCATTGTAAAGACATTACGACTTTGTATGAATTTACAAAATACAAACATGCAGGATACCAATATTTTTGGCATCAAGAAGATGATTTTGCACTTACAAGTAACAATTACATTTGGGCTTATCCTGGTAAACCATACACACCAAACACTATTATGGTGATGCCAGAAACATTTATGACTTTAGATAAACTTAAAAATTTAAAAACATATAATTGTTATGGTATCTGCACAGATTATCCATCAGAATTGACATGAAAGTAGCACTCTGTTTTTCAGGACAACCAAGATTTGTAAATGAATGTTCTGATCTTATAATCAATAATGCAATCCAAAACTATGATATAGATGTATTTGCACATCTATGGTATGATGATGATTTGAAGAATAAACCATATAAACATGGTGGTGATGGTGGTTGGGAAAAACAGAGAATATCTAATAATGCAGTGGATGATTTTATAAAGTTATATAATCCAAAAGACATACTGGTTGAACCAAGTAAATTTTTTGGTGATCCAGATTTGGATGAGGACTTTGAAAAATCTGAGGCAAAGTATTGGCCAGGTGGGATTGAGAAAGAACCAGATTTTCAAAAAAGACAAATTAATAATAGTCTTTCATATTTTTACAGTTTAAGTGAGGTTAATAGATTAAGAAAATTATATGAGTATAGAAATAAAATTAAATATGATTATATTATAAGGTGTAGAACAGATACACAAATTAATCAAAAAATTAGGTATGAGAATTATGAAAAAAATGCAGTTCATTTTACATCATTAATGGCACCTCCACCATTTATCAACGACTGGTTTAACTTTGGTGGGTCTGAAGCTATGGAGGGATTCATGGGTGTCTTCCCTCTACTAAGATATCTTATGCTACAAACTAAATGTAATCGAGATGACACATGGTGTATAGAATTAGTTCATGTAGAGCTGCTAGATACATTAGGTATTCCACTTGAAAGACATCCATTCTCTATTACTCTTCCGAGGTTTTAATGAAAATTATTATTTGGGGTTATCCTCTATACTCTCACACTCATTCCTATATTCATGCTGCTTTTTACAAAGCCTTTAAACATTTAGGATATGAGACATATTGGTTTCATGATGGTGAATATCCAGAGGATTTTAATTGGAATGATTGTGTCTTTTGGACAGAAGGATTTGCTGATAAAAATATTCCACTGAATAATACAAGTACATATTTTGTTCATGTCTGTCCAGATCCTGCAAGATATATTAATGCAGGTGTGAAGAAGTTTATTGACGTGAGACCAAATGGTGTTTGGCAAAAGGATCATGTATATGATTTCACTTTAGATAAATCTAAAGCACAAAAATTAGGATCGTGTGTGTATCTTGTTCCAAAGAAGAATCGTAGAGTTCAGGTTTTAAATAATTATCATTCTTATTGGATCGAAGATTATGATAAGATGCATGTATCTTGGGCAGCAAATATTCTTCCTGAAGAGTTTAACTTTGAGGATATTAATTATCCTAGAGAAAATAAAATTTGGTTCTGTGGAAATCTTTCACCTAATGGTGTATGTGAAAACTTTAGTACTTTTAAACCTTTCCTTGAGGAGTGTCAAAAAAATGGTATTGAATTTGTTGCAAATGATCCATGGGCAAATCCCCTTGATGAAGAGGAAGTAAAAAAAAGAACCATGAAGTCAATTTTAGGTGTTGATATCCGTGGTCCAGAACACTTGCGAAATGGATATATACCGTGTAGAGTGTTTAAGTCTATTAGTTGGGGGCATTTAGGAACCACTAATTCAGAAGAAGTAAACAAAGAACTTGAAGGCAATGTTCTTTTTCAACCTGATACAAGACAACTTTTTTATGATGCAATGGATAGACGAAAAGACTTAAATTGGATCAGAGAATGTATGTTATATGTTAAAGAAAATCACACTTATGTAAATCGTATTAATGCAATTTTGAGTATACTATGAAGGAAGTAACTATTGTATCTGCTCTCTTTAATATTGAAAGAGAGAACATGGATGGCCGAAAGTGGGAAGAATATCTGGAGTGGTTTGATATCACACTTAAACTTAAATGTCCAATGTATCTTTTCATCACTGAGGATGTAAGAGAATTTGTTGAGGATCGTAGAACTAAAATTCCAACAGAGATTATAGTTCAGTCTGTAGAAGATATTCCTTACTATCATTTGAGTGATAGGATTCAAGGAATCTTAGATAGTCCTGAGTATAAACAAAAGATATCTGATTCTGATAGAATTGAATGTAAGCATTCTATGTATTCTATCATTCAATATTCTAAGTTTCCTTGGTTAGTAAAAGCAGCACAAGAGAATTCATTTAATTCCAATTATTTTTTCTGGTTGGATGCTGGTGGTTCTCGTTTTTTTGATGGGTATGGTTTTGATGATCAGTATCCTGGTAGTAATGCTATTGAATCTTTAAATTCTATGGGAGAATCTTTTCTTGTTCAAGAAAATTGTGAATACTATACAGATCTTTTTAATTCAGATGAACTTTCTTTAGACTACCTATATGATAACAGATCTTTTGTTCTTGGGTCTATGTTTGGTGGACATAAAAATTCTTTAAATAAAATTTCTGAGTTAGTTGATAATATTTTTATAAATGAAATGATTGAAAAAGGTAATGTTAATAATGAGCAGATAGCTTTAGGTTATCTTCTTAAAAAACATCCAGATTATTTTGCCTCATATCAAAGAACTAATGGTAAACATATGGATATATTTACGGAGTTAAGTCAATGAAAATATCAATCGTTGGACCAGGTATTATGCCGATACCACCCACAGGATGGGGTGCCGTAGAAATATTAATCTGGGATTCTAAAAATGCATTAGAATCGTTGGGTCATACAGTTCAGATTATCAATACTAAAAATGGTAGGGAAATACTTAATCAAATTAATTCTTTTAAACCTGATTTTGTTCATGTCCAGTATGATGAATTTATTCCATTGATACCGTATATTCAATATCCAAGTGCAATCACTAGTCACTTTGGATATCTAGAGAGAAGAGAAATGTTTAATGGATATATTAATGTAGCTAATGAATTTCAAAGAATCAAACCAAATGTATTTTGTTTGTCTGAAGGTATACAGAAGGTATATAATGTAATGTTTAATATACCAAAGGAAAAAACATTTGTAACTCCAAACGGTGTTAATATTGATAGATTTAGAGTAACCGATACTCCAAAGCATGCTGATAGAAGTTTGTATCTAGCAAAGATTGATTATAGAAAACGACAACATATGTTCCAGTCCATAGATAGTCTATGGTATGCAGGTAATATTGCTGATAATCGTTTTAATCAGAATAAAAATTATCTAGGTGAGTGGTCTAAGGAAACTCTCTATAATAGTCTAACAGAGTATGGTAATCTTGTATTATTATCTGATGGTGAGGCACATCCATTAGTTTGTATGGAAGCACTTGCTGCTGGTCTTGGTGTAGTGGTATGTCAATGGGGTGCTGCCAACTTGGATACTAGTAAAGAATTTATTACAGTTATCCCAGAGAATAAAATATCTGATATTGCTTATGTAGAATCTAAAATGATAGATAATAGAGAATACTCTAGACATAATCGCAAAGATATACTAGAATACTCTAAGCAGTTTGATTGGATAAATGTTATGAGGGATACTTATATTCCTACAATTGAGAAAATAATAAAATGAAAAATTTAGTTAGTATTTTTGCAGGACACGATGCTAATATATCTTTTTGGAATGCTGAAACAAATAAGTATTATACCATTGAGATAGAGAGATTAGTAAAGAAAAGATACTTCAGATTACATGAAGATAATAGTCATTTAGAACAGAAGGCTATTTTAGAAGAGTGTAGAGATATTGCCACACGAGAGTGGGGTATAGAGAATGCTTATGAGTGTGTTCTAATCTCTTCTGATGGATACATACAAACTGATTCAAGAGAAATATTTAATACTCAAAAGGTACTGACAGTAGCAAGACATCATCAGACTCATGTGGCTTCAGCATATTATATGTCACCCTTTAAAGAAGCATTAGTTATTTCTTATGATGGTGGTGGAGATGATGGTCATTTTAATATATACGTTGCTAATCAAGAAGGTATTGTCCATTTAGATAAGATTGAATCTGATTTTGGTGGTGGATATCTTCTATGTGGTTCTTTGATTAGAGAGGTAGCAGAGAAGAGTAGACACCAGTTAGCATTGTCTGGTAAGTTGATGGGTCTATGTGGATATGGTAAACCTATTAAAGAATATGTTCCTGCTTTTCAAGAGTTCTTTTTTGATAGAGATTATAAGAAACTTGCTCAGACTACAGGACTTCCTCTTAAGAACCTTGATAACCCTTGGGAGAATCCATTAGAGAACTGGGTGTTTGAAGGACAAGAAGGATATGATATTGCTGCTACCGCACAGGAAGCATTTGAGAAGGCATTTTTTAGTGTGCTTGATAAGTATGATGCAGATGTTCCTCTTATTCTAACTGGTGGATGTGCTTTGAATGTTCTGGTTAATGAGAAGGTTAAGTGTCTATACAACAGACCTATGTATATACCACCAAATCCTCATGATGGAAGTCTCTCTTTGGGGCATATGTTTCTTTATAGAAGACCAACAGAGAGAGTAGAAATTACATATGCAGGACTTCCTTTACTTAATAAAAATACAGATTTAGAGTCCTACATTTCTAAGTATAAAGCAACTAAGGTAAATAAGAAAGATATTGCGGAGTTGATTAAAGATGGTAAAATACTTGGGTTGGTCTATGGTGATTCCGAAGTGGGACCTAGAGCGTTGGGTAACCGTTCTATTGTATGTGATCCTAATATTGCTGACATGAAAGATATACTAAACTCTAAAGTAAAATTTAGAGAATGGTATAGACCTTTCGCACCTTTTTGTAAGAAAGAAGAAGCACACAAATGGTTTGAGACTAGGAACTTTGATAACTTAGAGTATATGAGTTATGCTCCTGTAGTTAAAGTTGATACCTTACCATCTATTACACATGTGGATGGTACTGCTAGACTTCAAACAGTTACAGAAGAATCACATCCACATTTCTATGATTTACTTACCGAGTTTGGTAAGATATCAGAGACTAATGTTCTATTGAATACTTCATTTAATATTAGAGGATATCCTATTCTTTCTACGATTGATGATGCATTATATGCTCTAAATAACACTGACATGGATTGTGTCGTGATTGAAGATTACTTATTTACAAAGTGAGGTACTAATGAAAATTCAAGTGGAAAATTATGAATTGGATTGTGATTTTGATCCACGTATAGTAAATAATGCCAGTGACAAAACTATTCTAATTGATGATATTGGATTCATATATAATTGTGTTTTTAAACAGAGAAAGGCATTTGAATATTCTGTAAAGGCAGTAAAAGAAGTATATCCAGATTCAAAAATATATGTAGTATCTGATGGTGGGTTTGATTATTCTTATATGGAAGATGAGAATCTAAAGTTCTCTATGGAAGAGGATACTGTATCACCTTTAAAAGGAATTAATGGAGATAATTTTTTAGAACCAAATCATCAGACTATTATTAAGGCTGGTATGAAGGGCACATTAAGGAGATTGGAAGCAGGTATTGAGTACTGTGGCAATCCAGAATGGATTTGTATGACCGAACCTGATGTATTAATTCGTGGAAGAATTAGTTATCCAGATAATGCTAAACTTCTAGGAACAAGAGTTAATCATGCATGGCATTCTGAAGGATGTCTTTATCAGTTTATGGAAATGAATAGTCTTCTAAGTGAAATTGAAGGTGCTATTCCTATAATAAGGTGGGGTGCTGTTCCTGTTATTTTTCATACAGAAACTTTCCTTAAGGGATTAAAAGTATATAAAGATAACTTTGAGTTACTAGACAAACTTACTGAAAAACATTATGCACCAGGAACTTTTGATTTGTTTATAGGCATTATATTTGCATTAATAGGAGAGCAAGAGGTATATAATAAAGAGATAACTGAATGTCTTAGAAATCCTTCATGGAAGACATCAGATCATTCTATTGTACATCAGTTTAGAGAGTATTATGAATCAAGTGATCATTATGGTAGTTAATTATGAATAGAATCAACAGTTATGAAGATCTAACAAATAATATTGTTGGATGGTTAAAAGATTATTACTGGCAGTATAGTATCAAAGCATTTGTTGTAGGTGTATCGGGTGGTATTGATTCTGCTGTTGTATCCACTCTATGTGCAAGAACAGGATTGCCAACATATGTTTTGACAATGCCTTTAGATTCAAGTGCAAAGAATACAGAATTATCAGACGCTCATGCACTAGCATTGAAAGAGAAATATGATAACGTCACACATTATAATATTGACTTAACAGAACCATATCATAAACTCATATCTACAATTGGATTGCAGACAGCACCAGAAGGTTTTACTGCGAATCATAAGTTGATATCAAACAATCTTGCAAATGCCAATACCAAATCACGAATGCGTATGGTAACTCTTTATCAAATTGCAGGTGTTGTGGGTGGTATTGTTGTAGGTACAGGAAACAAAGTGGAGGATTATGGAGTCGGTTTTTATACTAAGTATGGTGACGGTGGTGTTGATATCGCCCCTATTGCTGACCTTTATAAATCGGAGGTTTGGCTCTTAGGAGAATACTTAGAAGTAGACCAAAGAATCGTAGATGCAAAACCAACTGATGGTTTATGGGATGACTCAAGAACAGATGAGGATCAACTTGGTGCATCATACGAAGAATTGGAGGAAGCAATGGAGACAGGAAAAGGTTCAGGTCTTGAAGTTCTTCAAAAATTTAATACACAAAATAAACATAAAATGGATCCCATCCCTACATTTAAATTATGACTGCAACTATTGAAGATGTAAAAAGGTATTGGAATAACCGTCCTTGTAATGTACGACATTCACAAAAAGATATAGGAACAAAAGAATATTTTGATGAGGTAGAAAAAAAAAGATATACTGCTGAGCCACATATTCCTTTGTTTGCTGACTTTGAATCTTATAGAGGTAAGAAGGTTTTAGAAGTTGGATGTGGCATGGCTACAGAGGGTATTAACTTTGCTAGACAAGGTGCAAAATACACTGCAACTGATTTGTCAGAAGAGTCACTTGAACTTGCAAAAAAGAGATTTGAGGTGTATAATAAAGAGGGTAAATTTTATGCTGGTAATTCAGAGAAACTTACTTCTTTTGTACCAGTAGAAACATATGATTTAATTTATTCTTTTGGTGTGATTCATCATAGCCCACATCCAGAAAAGATTATTTCTGAGATTAAAAAATATATGAATAAGGATAGTACCCTTAAGATTATGCTTTATGCCAGTGAGTCATGGAAGAACTATATGATTGAGGCAGGTTACGATCAACCTGAAGCACAGTATGGTTGTCCAATAGCCCATACATATACAAAAGATGAAGTACGGGAACTCTTAGATGGGTTTGATGTTTCAATAGAACAAAACCATATATTTCCATATCAAATTGAACCATATAAGCGTGGAGAATTCCTTAAGCAACCTTGGTTTGAATCAATGCCAAACGAAATCTTTGAGGTTTTAAAGAAAAATCTTGGATGGCACTTATTAATTACTGCGAAACTATTATGAAGACAAATGTAAAAGCTGCAATGATTGGTGTAGGTAAGTTAGGTCAATCTTGTGCTGAAGTTATGGCAGAATCTTATCCATTGGTTGGGTATGATGTTTCTCCCAGACAACCAAAGAATTTTCCTATGGTTGATAGTATGAAGGAAGCAGTTGAGTATGCTGATATAATTTTTATTGCTGCACCTACACCTCATGATCCTTTATATGATGGGAGAGAGCCTACTGCACATCTTCCAAATAAGGATTTTGATTATACAATTGTCAAGAATATTTTAACTGAAGTAAATAAATGGTCTAATAGAGATAAGTTAGTTGTATTAATATCTACAGTATTACCAGGAACTACTAGAAGGGAGTTAGAACCTCTTATTACTAATGCTAGGTTTGTTTATAATCCATACTTGATTGCCATGGGTACAGTTGGTTGGGATTTTGCCAACCCAGAGATGGTTATGATTGGAACTGAAGATGGTTCTGAGACTGGTGATGCTAGAGAACTTATTAATTTTTATAGACCTATGATGAATAATGATCCACGATATGTTGTGGGCACATGGGATGAGTGTGAATGTATTAAGATTTTCTATAACACATTTATATCTGCTAAGTTGAGTTTAGTTAATATGATTCAGGATGTGGCTGAGAAGCAAGGTAATATTGATGTAGATGTTGTTACTGATGCATTAAAGAATTCTACTCGTAGAATTATGGGACCTAGTTATATGAAGGCAGGTATGGGTGATGGTGGAGCATGTCATCCTCGTGATAACATTGCATTGCGTTATATGTCAGACAATCTTGGACTAGGTTATGATCTCTTTGATGCAATTATGGAAGCAAGAGAAATACAGGCTAAAAATCTTGCAGAAAAATTAGTAAGAACAGGATTGGAGAATGTTGTTATTGTGGGTAAAGCATATAAACCACATGTTCCATATGAGGCAGGATCTTATAGTTTGTTGGTAGGACACTATGTAAAAGAGTTTGGTGCTAATGTTTATTATGATGATGAATATACGGGTGATAAACCACCAGAGGATCTTGGATCTGCTGCATATCTATTAGCACATGATCCTGAAACAACATTCTTGGGTTGTTTAGATCCAGATCCAGATAAGCAGCAAAAAGATATATTTCCAAAGGGTTCTATTATCATTGATCCTTGGAGAAAGTGTCCACCAATTTCTGGTTGTAAAGTAATTCATTATGGTAATACAAGATTAATCAAATGAAAGCATTAGTTACTGGTCACCATGGTTTTATAGGAAGTCATGTTTACGAACATTTACTATCACACGGACATGAAGTTGATGGGTATGACCGACCTTTTGATTTGGGTGATTTTAAAACAAATAAAAAGTATGATGTAGTGATACACTTAGCAGCAAATGCTGCGATACGTGAGGCTATTGAGAATCCTGATTTGTTTTGGGAAAATAATGTTGTAAAATCTAAACCAATATTTGATTACTGTAGAGATAATAATGTGAGATGTTTATATGCTAGTTCTGCTTCTGTGTATGAATGGTGGATAAATGCATATGCAATATCTAAGAAAGTAAATGAAATACAAGCACCACCAAATAGTGTGGGCATGAGATTTTTTAACGTGTGGGCAGAAAAGGTAAGTCGTTCTGATATGTTATATCGCATGCTTGAGGAAAAAACAGCAACTTATCTTACAAGACATAAGAGAGATTGGATACATGTAGATGATGTTGTATTTGCTATTGCCACTTTGATGCCTTCAACATATACTGGGGTTATAGATGTTGGTACTGGTAATCCAGTATCTGTAATTGATCTTGCCATGAGAATGGGAATGGGACATCTTCCTATCAAGGAGGAGACACCAGGCGAGAGAGATATCACATGTGCTGATACCACAGAGTTACGTAAACTTGGATGGATGCCAACAATAAATATTCTGGATACAGTATAGTAATGCGACACTCTAAACTAGATCTCTTTGAGAACGTACTCGATAAATTGGAGGAAAGAAATGCCTCATCACAAAATATGGGAGACTGGACGAAACCCTCATCGTCGGCCCGACAAGGGGAAGAAAAAACCACAAATGCTGAGACAAGCACGTAAAAGGTTAGCCCAGTTCAAAAAGTTGCACACAAGACCTTCTGGCCACCGCCAGGGGTCTTATAATATGGCCATAC